CGGCGGCATGGGCCTCATCGTGATCCCGCTCGGCGTGCGCGCCGAGTTCATGCGGGACGCCGCGATGCTCGGCATCGCCGTCAAGTTCGTGCGCCGCATCGAAGAGTGCTGCGACCCGGACGGCATCTACCTCACGAACTACGAGACGGTGCGCGATGGCAAGCTCGATCCGCGCCTTTTCACCGTGGCCAGTCTCGACGAGGCAGCCTGCCTGCGCGGCTTCGGTGGAACGAAGACCTTCCGCGAGTTCATGGCGCTGTTCGCCGGCGACGACCGCCGCGACCACCTCAATGCGCGCGTGCGCGGCCAGGCCGTGCCATATCGCTTCGTGGCGACCGCGACGCCGAGTCCGAACGACTATGTCGAGCTGCTCGCCTACAGCGCCTTCCTCGGCATCATGGACGTCGGCCAGGCGAAGACGCGTTTCTTCAAGCGCAACAGTGAGAAGGCCGACGAGCTGACGATCCACCCGCACAAGGAGCGCGAGTTCTGGCTGTGGTGCGCCTCGTGGGGCTTGTTCGTGCAGCGGCCCAGCGACCTCGGCTTCAGCGACGACGGCTACGAGCTGCCGCCGATCGACGTGCGCTGGCACGAGATCCCGGCCGACCACGACGCCGCCGGTGCGACCGCCTACGGGCAGGGGCTCATGTTCAAGGAGCAGGCGCTCGGCGTCGTCGAGGCCGCGCGCGAGAAGCGCGACAGCCTTCCGCAGCGCATCGCGAAGCTGCAGGAGCTGCGCGCCGAGGACCTATCGGCACACCGCGTGATATGGCACGACCTCGAGGCGGAGCGCCATGCGATCGAGCGCGCGATTCCCAGCGTCGTCAGCGTCTTCGGCACCCAGGATCTCGACGAGCGCGAGAAGCGCGTCGCCGCGTTCTCTGCCGGCAAGGTGCAGGAGCTCGCCGGCAAGCCTGTGATGCTGGGCAGCGGCTGCAATCTCCAGCGGCACTGCGCGTGGGCCGTGTTCCTCGGCATCGGCTTCAAGTTCAACGACTTCATCCAGGCGATCCACCGGCTGCAGCGCTTCCTGCAGACGCGGCCGGTGCGCATCGACCTGATCTACACCGAGGCCGAGCGCGAGGTCCGCCGCCAGCTCGAGCGCAAGTGGCAGCAGCACAAGGAGATGGTGGCCAGGATGACCGAGATCATCAGGGAGTTCGGGCTTGGCCAGGCTGCGATGGCCTACACGCTGACCCGCAAGCTCGGCGTCGAGCGCGTCGAGATCAAGGGCGACGGCTACACGCTCGTCAACAGCGACTGCGTGCCGGAGACGCGGCGCATGGCCGAGAACAGCGTCGGCCTGGTGCTGACCTCGATCCCGTTCAGCACGCAGTACGAGTACTCGCCGAACTACGCCGACTTCGGCCACACCGACACGAACGACCACTTCTTCGAGCAGATGGGCTACCTCACGCCCGAACTGCTCCGCGTGCTCCAGCCTGGCCGCATCGCCGCGATCCACGTCAAGGACCGGATTGTGCCCGGCGGCATGACCGGCCTGGGCTTCCAGACCGTCTACCCGTTCCACGCGCGGTGCATCGAGCACTACTCCCGGCACGGCTTCGCGTACATGGGCATGAAGACGATCGTCACGGACGTCGTGCGCGAGAACAACCAGACCTATCGGCTGGGCTGGACGGAGCAGTGCAAGGACGCCACCAAGATGGGTGTCGGCATGCCCGAGTACCTGCTGCTGTTCCGCAAGCCGCCGACCAGCAACGAAAAGAGCTACGCCGATCTGCCTGTGGTCAAGAGCAAAGAGCGGTACACGCGATCGCGCTGGCAGATCGACGCGCACGGCTTCACGAGGTCCTCGGGCAACCGCCTGCTGACGCCGGACGAGCTGCAGGCGCTGTCGCACGCCGAGATCTTCAAGCTCTTCAAGCAGCACTCGCTAGAGGCGGTGTACGACTTCGAGCACCACGTCCGCGTCGGCGAGGCCTTGGCCGATGCTGGCCGACTGCCGGTGACGTTCATGCTGCTGCAGCCGCAGAGCTGGTCCGACGAGGTCTGGTCCGACATCACGCGGATGCTGACGCTGAACGGGGCCCAGTCGGCGAAGGGCAAGGAAATGCACCTCTGCCCGATGCAGTTCGACATCGCGGACCGTGTCATTGAGCAGTTCAGCATGCCGGGTGAGACCGTGCTCGACCCCTTCGGCGGCCTGATGACGGTGCCGTATCGCGCGGTGCTGCAGCGCCGGCACGGCGTCGGCATCGAGCTAAACCAGAGCTACTTCGTCGACGGCGCCGCGTACTGCAAGGCCGCTGCGCAGCAGATCGCGATGCCGTCGCTGTTCGATGTGGCGGAGCTGGAGGCAGCTTGAACTACGTCGAGCGTCACTTCGGCGACTGGGCGCGCGACACCGCGCACCTGTCGATGCTCGAGGACGGGGCCTACAACCGGCTGTGCGACCTCTACTACGTCCGCGAGACGCCGCTGCCGGCTGATCTACCGAGCTGCTGCCGCCTGGTGCGCGCCGTGTCGAAGCAGGAGCGAGACGCTGTCCGCTCGGTGCTGCAGGAGTTCTTCCACCTCACCGCCGAGGGCTGGCGCCACAAGCGCTGTGACACCGAGATCGATCGCTTCCGCACGAAGTCCGGCAAGGCCGCCGCATCTGCGCGGGCCCGTTGGGACAAGGGTGAAGCGCACACCGAACGCAATGCGAACGCAGATGCGAACGCATCAACGGACGCAATGCGAACGCATAGCGAAGGCAATGCCACACGCGAGCGCGGGCGGGCGCGCTCCCACTCCCCAAGCACCAATCACCAAACACCAGAAGAAGGGCGCGCAGCGATCGTTGCAGAAGCGGAGCCACCCGAACCACCGCCGCGCGCGCCTGGTCCGGCAGAAACGCATAAGCCGCAGGACGGTGGCGAGCCACCTCCGGAGGCAAACGGCCACAGCCCGACGCCTGCCGGTGCCGTCTGCCGGGCCATGCGCCAGACCGGGCTGCAGGCGCTGAACCCGGGCGACCCGCGGCTGCTCGCGCTGCTCCAGCAGGGCGCCACCGAGGCGGAGTTCGTCGGCCTGGCGCAGGAGGCCGTCGACAAGGGCAAGGGCTTCGCCTGGGTGCTGGTGGCGCTACAGGCGCGCCGTGCCGAGGCCGCAGCGATCGCGCTCGCGGCACCTGCACCGAAGCCCGGCGAGGTCAGCGGAAGGCTGCCCGACTACGTGGCGCCACCTGAGCAGACGCCGGAGGAACGAGCCCGCGCCGACGTGGCGCGAAAAGCCGCAATGCAACGCCTCGGGAGGGTCGCCTCGTGACGCAGCAAGCGCCACGCCTACAACGCCCGCTGCTCGGCGGCGGAAACAAGGACCCGCTGGCCTGGGCACACGCGCTGCGCCGGCGCGAGCAGCTCTGCGAGAGCCTCACCAAGGCTCAGCGCGAGGCCTGGCGCAAGGCGCTCGGCTACCCGCCGGAGAGCGACTACCTCAGCAACCCACGCGGAGACGGCACATGACCGACCTCGAGCACGCCGTGCGCAGCCTGCTGTGCGATGAGGACCAGTCCGCTCTCGAGCTCGCCGAGCAGCTGGGCACGCCGCTCGAGGACGTGTACGGCGCACTCGCGCGGCTCGAGGCCGAAGAGCGAGCCGAGATCCTCACGCAGACGCTGCGGTACCGGCCGCGCGTGAAGGCGCGGGCGCGCATCTGGGGCGCGCTTTGAACCCGAACCGAACCGAGGAGAAACCAGCCATGCATGACCTCAGCCACGACCGCGTGCTGCGGCACATTCGCGAGTCGGCAACGCGGAGCCCGGCACCGCGCATCCCGCGCGAGCGGCCGGTGCTGCGCTTCGAGCAGAAGGCGATGGGCGTCTTCTGGGCGACGCTGGCCATCATCGGCCTGGTGGTCGGCGCGGTTCATTTCATCGCTCGGTGGTGGTCGTGGTGGCTGGCGTGATTCGGCTGACCTTGCCGTACCCGCTGAGCGCGAACCGCTACTGGCGATCGTTCGTCCCCAAAGGCGGCACGCGCGCGATCACACATCTCAGCACCGAGGCGACGGCGTTCAAGCGCGCAATCGGATGCGCAGTGTTCGCCGCCGGGGTGCACGACCCGATCGCCGGCCGCGTCAGGGTGACGATTCACCTGTACCCGCATCGGCCGCAGGACTGGCAGGCGCGCCAGCGCAAGCTCGGCGCGACGTGGGACGACTCGGTGCAGTGCATCGATCTCGACAACGCCAGCAAGGTGCTGATCGACGCGCTGAAGGGTGCCGCGTTCGAAGACGACAAGTGGGTGCGCTCGCTGGTGCTCGAGCGCATGGAGCCGGACGCGCACGGCGCGCGCGCGGTCGTGACGATCGAGAGCGCCGCGTTCGACCAGCCGCAGCTCGAGATGCTGGCGCCTGGCTTCGATGCATCCCAGGCGAAACAGGAGGCGGCGCTGCCGTTCTGAGCATGGCGACCACCGTCAGAAAGGCTGGCGACCTGGTGTTCCGCGGCGACGTCGGGAATGGCCAGTTCAGCGCGAACATCAACGGCTGGAACCTGCACACCGACGAGGTGCCGCTCGGCTGCCAGGTCGACCTGAACTCGCAGCGCGGCCGCCAGATTCTGCTCGAGGCGGTCGTGCTGCACATCGCACAGTCGTTCGGCGTCAAGGTGATCCTCGGCGAGCGTGAACCCGCAGAGCCTCGCCCGACGCTCGAGCAGGAGCGCGAGATGCTCGACGCGATCGCAGTGGCGCGCTGGCGGCCACAGGAAGGCGAAGGCGCATGACCTGCCGCTCCTGCGCCAGTGCCGAGCAGCAGCCGGACCTGGACGAGTTCAGCAGCGGCTGCATGAGCTGCAGCGGACGTGCGCTGGCGGTCACCGGTGCGCACCTGGAGTCGCTCGCGCTCGGCGCCATCACGGCGGCCTACCGCGGGGCGCTGGAGAAGATCTTCGGCGCCGACCGCTGGAGGCAGGGCCACGAGCTCGTCAAGGGCTGGGGCGAAAAGCTCAAAGGCGCACGCCGGCGCGCCGCGGCCACCGTGCCGGCGCCGTGAGGCAACCGAGCCGGAGATGCTGCAATTGGAACTGTTCACCGAGCTTCCAATCCCGAGCGATGCCCGCTCGTGGAAGCGGCCGCAGTGGTCGCGCGGCGTGAGGCCTGCACCGGTTCAGAAGGCGGCCGAGCAGCTCGCCTTCGCCTTCAGGCTGCGCACGCTGGTCTGCGATCGCGACGACGAATTCGACTTCCCGCTGCACGCGGTGGTCGATGCCCAGTCGGCTGCGCGCGCGGAGACCAAGGCGCCGGCGTCGGTCTTCGACTTCGCGCGCAGCTTCCGCGGAGGTCGGCAACGCGCGATGAAGCTGCCGCCGGCGGAGCGGCGCATGGTGGCGAAGGTCGAGGTCGAGCAGGGCGTCACGCGCCACGTTGGCGCCGCCTACCCGTCGCGCTGGACTCCGGAAGACGACGAGCGCGAGCGCCAGCGCCGCGCGCGCCAGCGCCCGCCGCGGCCGACGAAGAAGGCGAGGACGCGCAGCCGCAAGCTGCTCGACCTGGTCGGGGACAACGAGAACGAGTAGCACGATGGGAGCCACGAACGTACACAGCGCCGCGAAGGCGCGCAAGCTGAAGCACCAGGAGCAGGCGCTCGAGCTGCGCCGCGCCGGCATGTCGTACGCCACGATCGGCCGCCGGATCGGCATCAGCAAGAGCAGGGCGCACGCGCTGGTGCAGCTCGGCATGGAAGGCGCGATCGCCCAGGTCAAGGCGTCGGCCGAAGAGCTTCGCGTCGAGCAGGTGTCACGCCTCGACGGCATGTTGGCGAAGGCCTACCCGAAGGCAGCCAAGGGCGACCTGCAGGCGATCGACCGCGTGCTGAAGATCGAGGAACGCCGCGCCAAGCTGCTCGGCCTCGAGGCACCGGTCCGCATCGAAGCCACCGGAG